CTAATCTTTCCATAAACTGGACATTATCACAAGAAACAGTAAAACCTTGTTTCTTAATTTTCATAGGGGGAGGTTGCACAGTGACTGGATGTGCGTCTAATAGAGATCCAAATTCATCTATTAGTTCAGCAATAGGTAGGGTGGTCTCAACAGCTTTGTGAATAAAATCAACAATGCCGGATTCTGGAACAGATGAGATTGAATCTCTCATCCTATCTTCCATATCTAGGTCCACAGCTAGCTTTTTCTCACTTTCATCCAGTTCCGAGTACTCACAGGTTCTGATTCTTTCAATCATATCTAGGTACTTCGCTACTGTATAGTATTCAGCGGCTTGTTTCTCACGGTCAGAGCGTTTATCCAATGGAGTATAGCTTAAATTTAAAGCATATCTTCTACATTGAGCTTCACTTACACGTGATCTACCACAAATACGATCCTCGATTTGTTGTACAGCCACTGGAACAGTGGGATTTGAGCTGCCTGCAATTAAATGTAGGCCAGACTCCGTCATCTTAAGTGAAAATACCCTAGGGAATCCTGACTCAGGAGAGGAATCAAGAAAAGAGACATTTCGAGGCATCAAGCTTGATGCTGTACCCAAAAAAACTCCTGTTGAAAAATCGTCACCCACACATCCTAAAATTTCGAATGAAACTGAAACTTCAGTGGTGTTATGGTTATAAGCTTCGATAACAATTTCCTTATGTTCTTTACCAAAAGGATCAGAATTATCGAAGAAATACGTCGAGGTGAAAACAGCTGAACTATATGGTATATTTAGTTCGGCTGGATCGGAAGATGACATGATAGAGAAACCTCCATCATAAATGCCTTGTTGAGTGGCAACTGTCAAATTTTGTCCATCAACATATCTAGGAACCATGAAAACCTTCATGGTGACGTTATCCTTGAAGTCATCAACTTCAGCACTTGTCAACCTTGCGAAAATCTTAATGTTTGTAGATCCTCTATAAAGCTGATAAATGTATTTAAGATCACCAGTAACCCTATCCATAATGTCTCTATTTGATATTTTAGTGACAAGATATTGTTGGGGTTTAATAACAGCTGGTTCCGAGTTAGCGACAATAGTATATCGCTTTCTCAAGGTTACCAGGTTAGTTGGATGATCTTGATATTGATGAATTTTGGGTTTACCAATTAAGCCAGTACCAGCACATAACATGACGGTCTTCATTTGACTAATCGGGTCGTTAACTGAGACCTGACCAGTATTTGCTATCTTTGTATCATTTCCAGATTCTGCTCTGGAATCGATAAATTTCGCCGATCTGTAGTTTTGTTGAACGAGAAACTCTGGAACTTTAAATTCCGAGCCTTCAATCGCTGCATAAACACTAATCAAGACGTTATTATCATTCGTAGGTCCTGTTCTAAGAGGATTAACGACAAAGATAACAAATTGACCAAGGCAATCTTTAGGCGCCTCGGTGAAGCCATAGTAATGTCTAAATGGAATTTTAAATTCCACCTGTTGATTATCAGAAACCTGCAACAATTTGCCTCCAAGTTGAATAAGGGAGGTATAATCATATACGGTAAGAGTGGTTTCTGGTGGTACTGCTACCATCGATGGTATAAAACCAAGAGCCAAGGTTCCTGAATAAAAGGCGGAAGCTTTGACAATAACTCTCATAGTGACATTTTCTGCTCTCCAGAAAGCAGTTAAGTCGAAGGGACTCTTCTGAGCAGGAGTTTTTAGAATATCATTTGGGATATTTAAAGAAACTGACAGGTTGCCCTGCGGGTTATCAATAGTCCAAGCAAGTTGGTCAATCAACGTAAATTTCTTTTCCAAATATTCTAAAGTCCAGTTTATGTCATTAAGAGTCATTTCTGCTCTTTGATTTCTCGAAGAACTCGGTTTGCCAGCGGTCATGATAGTACCTGAAATCGGCGTTTCTGTTTCCTGGATAGTCGTACCTAGTTGTTGTGTACGTGATCTATCATGATCATCATCCCCGATATCTGGGGCGACAGAGCTCAAAGAAGATGAGATGTTTGAGTCTGGTAGGGAAGGAGCTGGATGCTCACTTAAGCCTACTTTAGCTTTATCCTCACCTGACTCGGGATGGGAAACGATGTAAAAGTCATCGATGTCTTTGCAGATTATTTCTATTTCTGTATTCATGTTGAAATCATGATCTTTAACTGGGGCTATGTCATATTTCTTAATGACGCCGCTTGTTATTTGATCAATACCTTGATCTACTCTTGTCGAGTAATCAGAATGAGATCCTGGGAAGTATTTGTATTCCTTCCACAGCATATTATTCTCGGAAAACGTATTTAAAACGTAATCGGGGTATTTGCTTAAGATCATACTTCTAACCTTGTTATAAACAGAAGGTCCATAGAAATAATAATTTCTCAACGCTGAATTGATGTTATCAGCGGTTGCTTTATGTTTGTCGTTGTTAAACTTGTTGAGACGAATCCAATTCATCATCTCAGCAATGGAACCTAGGTCAGGTTGAGGTACATAATAACCTCCCATAAACCCAGTGGTATTTTTCAAAAAGGATAATTCCTTCAATGGCTTGTACGGGACAATATCGTTAGATTTGTCAGCAGATGTACATGACATGCCATGAGAATTTACCCAATGTGAAAAAGTAACACCATTGAATATATCTTTAATGAGATCTGATACAGTTTGAACAGTATCATCACCTCCACGCTTTCCTTTAGAATTCTCACCATACGCTTTAACAGTTCCCAAACGGGGATCTGCTTTACGCATGATGGCAAGGTAAGCGGAGATATGTAATATCTCATTTATATCACAATTACCAATAAATGTTGGTAGCCTGCCAGATGGAATAGTTCCATTGCCTCTGTAGAGTTTCTTTCCAGAAACATAATAGGGGGCTGAGTCCCACTCAATAAGAGTGTGATAGCCTAAATCTCCTATTTTAGAGACAATATCTTTCTTGATATAATCGAAAGATATTTCAGCGGCAAGTGATATTAATAGTTTGCAAATTGATCGATCCCAAAATTTGAAATCAGCATCAAATCCAACACTGCCACCTTCTTGCAAATAGGTGACTAGCTCATGCCAATCTAAGGATAAACGATCCAGCTTAACAGCAGAATAAGTTTCCTTAGCATGATAGTGTGCGAAGATATGAGAGAAGAAAAAAGCTCTCTGAACCAAGAGGGAAATAATATTTCCGCTGGCAAACAATCTAGGTTTTAGCTGATCGTAAATCTTGGTTTTCTTTATCTTTTCGTCCTTAATAGTTAGAGTATAAGGAGTTAATGGTACAATACCATTGCGCAATTTATCAAAGAAAGCATTGTATTGTTCTACGACAAGAGGAATTGGTTTTAAAATTCCATCTACTTCATAAAACAAATCCTTTCT